CGTCAGGGTGAACGCGGTCACAGTGAAAGACTGCCCGCTCGTAAAGCTCACGCTGTCAACAATCATGTCCGTTGCGCTGGTCCCGACGGTGCCCTGCGCATGGCAGGTCGTGCCGTCGCTGGCATACAGCCGAAAGTGACCGGCAGTTCCGGTGGCGTCTGCCGAAGCATCAGTCCAGGTTCCAGACTTATCTTTCGTGCCACCGCTCGCTGCCGCCATCCAGTCGGACGGCAAGCTGATGGTTGCCAGCACCGTACCGGCGTCAGCCGCTGCGCAGTTTGCGGGCGCAGATCCGCTGCGGATTTTAAGTACAGCCGAAGCGCCGATAGCGGTCTCGACCGCATCAAGCTTGGCGTTACGAACGGTAACAGAGTATTGCAATGCCATGGTTTACTCCACGCCGACGATGCGGCCCTTGTCTCTGATGATTCGCTTCGGCCGCTTGATCGCTTCGATGGCGTCTTTCGCCGTCGACTCGTTCGACCTGATGAGCGCGTCGATGGTTGCTTTGATGTCTTGGCTCGCCGTCACCAACTGCTCGGCTGCGTCCTGCACGGACAGCTCGGCTTGCCGAAGCTTCTCGAGCTGATCACGTTCGTCCTCTTTGGCTTGCGCCTCGCGGAATTTGAGCGAGGTCTCGAGGCGCAGCTGCTCGAGCTGCAGCAGCTTCTTCTCGGTCTCGATCTCGTCTAGGACATTCGGAGCAGGCGGGACGGCAGAAGTGCTGGCCGGTGCGCCAGGCGTGGCCAGGGAGGGGGAGGCGGAAGCCACGGGTTCGACGCCAATTCCTGCCAGCACCTCTGCCGTTTTTGCTTGCTTCAGTTCCGCATCCGCGATCGTATCGATGACATCCGCGCGCGCCTTCTCGGCCTTGGCGACGGCTTCCTCTGCTGCGGCTTGCAGATAGATCGCATTCGGATCTTGCGGCTGGCCTTGGCCTGCAGCTAGCTCCATCTCTGCCAGTTCTTGTTCGGTTGGCTTGACCACGCCCATGCCGACCAGACGCTTGCGGAAGAAGTCCTGCACGTCTGACAGGCCTTCGGCCTCCATATTCATGAGCGCCAAAGCCTGCAGCACCATCTGCGTCTCGGGGTCGCTGGTGATCTGCATCATTCCAGTGAGCGCACGCACAGCTGCGCTCTTCTTGCTGGCAGAGCTAGGACCAACGTCCGCTACCACGTCGAACTTCGCGTCTGAGAGGTCGTGCTCGAAATCAATCCGGCCGGTCTCCTCGTCGATCTTCGGACGCATAAGCACCAGCGGCTGTGTTTCGCCGGTTACCGCCACGCCCTTCATTTTGCGGCCTTCTTCTACGTAGATCTCCTGAGCCATCGACAGCCAGATCTCGCCGCAGCGCTTCATCGACTTGGCGAAGTTGCTCATGTAGATGAAAGTCTGGCCATCCAGCCGCTGCTGGATCATCTCAACGGCTTTGCCGGAGATGTTCGAGACAATCTTGTCGGCCTCGCCCTGGTTGCCGAGGATGTCCGACATATCCTGTTCGGTGATCTGGAGCAGGCCTGCCAGTGCGGGCGGAATCGCAGGCGATCGCGTGTATGCAACAGGCCCGGCGACCTGCTGGGTGCCGTCAGGCGAGTTGATCGGGTTGACCAGCAAGTACGGGTAGTTCTTGATGTTATCTTCAGCCCACATGACCTGATGGCCAGCGACCTGCTCTGGCAGCAGGATGGGCTTCTCGACGGAGGACAGCGCGCTAATCTCGCCGAGCTTGGAGAGCTGCATGTTTTTGAGGCGCTGCGCGTCCTTGGCTAGACGCACGTGACCCATGCAGCGCTCAACATTGTCGACGAACCATCTCTTGCCATACACCGGCACCACCGGGATGCAGGTGCCTGGGATGTAGCCGCAGTCCTCAAGGATCTTTCCGCCCGATAGGATGTACTTCCTGACCCGCCGCCGCTTGATGCTGCGCTTCTTGACCTCGACCGCACCGATCGCGGCAAGCGTCTCCTCGAGTTCGTCGTCCGCCTCGAAGTCGCTCTGTGAGTACTTCTCCTCGCTGCCGTCGATATTGCGGAAAGTCCGAATGACCTCGGACGCTTCCTCGACCCGGTAGTACTCAGCCAGATAGACAACATCCGGCGTGTCCCAGTCGAATTCAACCTGCTGCACCAGCTTAGGCCAGTCGGACGGGTCGTCGCCCCACTCCTCTTTGTAGGCCTCGCGCGTGACGGAATGAACAACGTAACAGTACCGCGCGTCTGCCTTGTCCTGGCGCTTGGCATCCAAGTCGAAGAACACGCTGCTATCAGCGTCAAAGATAGGCTCGATTCGAATGCGCTGGTGCTCGTTCTCGGGATCGTATTCATCCTCGTAGCACGAACGCAGCCGCCAGGCTCCGAAGCCACCTGCGACTGCCTCCTCGAAAGCGTTGTCGTAGGCTTCCTCGGCCGTCGAATCCTGCTCGTCTGCCCGGAACAGCATGTCGCAGGTTTCGGCGAGCTTCTCGTTGGTTGCGCCGTCTTTGGCGATGAAGTCGACCGTGACGCGGCTGTTCCGATACTCGTTGATAATCCGAATGACGGCGAGGTGAATCTTATTGACTTCGAAGCGCGGCTTGTTCTCGAACTGGTAGCCAAGCGGCCCTTCCCACTGCGCGCCGCTGAGAGAGTAGAACCGTCGATCTTGAAGGCACTGAAGCCTTTCATCGCGCAGCGCAGACTGGATGTCGTCGAAGCGACTGAGCGCCTCGGTATGTACGTCAAGCAGCCGCTGCTCTTTGCTGATTCTCGCCATGCTATCTCCAGCGATTTGCCACCGCCAGCGGCGTCACCTCGGCGACTGGCCGCGCAGCCTGCGCCCTGCGGACGCCCTCGAGCGCATATCTTAGCGCATCGATGCAATGATTGTCTCTGTCCTGCAGAACAGGAAGCACGGCTCCTGTCAAGGTGTCCGTCTTGTATGAGTACAACGACAACTCGTCGATCACGTGCTGGCAGCGCGGGTGGACGACAATGTCGTACGACTTCAGCCACTCGATGCCTTCGGACACGCTGTTCGCGCCCTTCACGGCGGCGGTTATCTTCGGGAATCCATGCTTTCGCATGTGACTGATCGTCTCGGGGCGCGAACTGTCGGCCACCATCGGCCATTTCTCGGCCTCCGGGATCGACATAAACAAGTCCGGCGTGGCCGTAATGTCGCATCCCAGCGCATAGGCCTCGTGGTCCACGTACAAAGTGCGTCCAACCAGGTGGCAGCGCACCAGCACGGTCGGGTCGACGGCAAAGCCCCAGTCGGCGCCGAGCCTGTGAATCGCGTCCTTGGGCGCTTCGAACTCCTCGACGCGCCAGTTACGGAAAACCCGCGCCTCTGAGTTCGTCAGGTAAGCACCGCGCCAGACGTGCTGGTACTTTTCTGGATCACGCGCCCGGTCGTACTCCATCTCGGCGCGCAGCACATCGGGGAACCAAGGATTGCTGTCGTAGTTGACAGTCACCAGCCGCGTCGCAGGCGGCAGCGTCGAGCCTGAGAACATCACCTCGACCGGATCTGTTGAATACTTCGGGTTCCACGTCAGCCATATCTGGCTGCCTTCCTGCCGGATCGTCGGGATCAGAGTGTCGAGGCTCGCCTGGCTGACCGTCTGCGCTTCCTCAACCCAGCAGATTTCGATGCCTTCCATCGACTTTACCGAGTCGACGTTTGTTCTCAGCCCGGCGAACAGGAACAGGCTGCCGTTTTTGCCCCGGATTTCGGTGTCGGTTGAGACGAAGAATTTCTGCAGCCCGCAGCGCGCAATCTCGTCGTCTAGGAGGCGTTTTACCGAGTCCCTAATGCTCTTCTGTATCTCCCGTGCGCAAAGCACCCGTAGCGGCTTCTGTGCGGCCCTGAGCACTAGTGCGGTGGCGACCGACCTGCTCTTGCCTGAACCCCGCCCACCACGCACAGCAATGTAGCGCGCCGACTCGTCGAACAGTACCTCGGCCCAGTCTGGCAGGTTAGCTTCAGCCATTGGGCTTCACGAAGTTCACGTTGATGCCAACCTGAAGCGGCGACTCCTCATCAGCCGCCAGAGCCACCCGTTCGCCGTAGCGCTTCGGCGCCAGCTTGGACAGCAACCACTTGCGGGTGTCGACCTGCAATCGCATCGCCTGCACCGCGCCGTTATCGACCTTGCCGTCAGGCGTCAGAGGCGGCGGTTGGTCGGCGATCAGCATCGTGTCGGCCGCAATCCGCTCGATCAGATCATGGCGAGCGCGCGCGTATCTCTCCGCCATATTCTTGTCTTCATCCACCCACCGCATAAACGTGCTATTCGGAACGCCCTCAGCCTCGCACGCTTTGAAGCAGCTCAGACCTTCGCGCATTCTCTGAATAACTTTATCGAAAACCTCCTCTTTATTATATTTAGACTTTTTCATCTTTATTAATCTCGATTAGCTTATCCAAATAATGCCGCGCCTTCTCCAGGTCGGCGACGCCGCCTTTGGCCTGCCAGCGCGTGACGTATTTTATTATATTGCCCTCAAAAAAACCCAAGTTATTAGCCGCTATATAATCCCACGGCTGCACCACCCTGTCGATGTAGTGCGTTCCGCCGTGCTGGCGCGAGTTGGCGTTCTCCAAGATTTTACTCCTTTCAGCGTCTGTACCGCTCTATTGCTACAAACTTGCCGATACATGCTGGAACAAGGGAACAACACTAAGTGTGTTGTTCCTGTTTGTTCCCCTGCATGTACCCCTATCCCCGGGGAACAAAACGGAACTGTTCCCCTATTGTTCCGTTTTGTTCCGTAGTGCCAGCATAGCACTGCTGTGCAACTCATCGACAACTAACCAGCCCGAACCATATGCTTCGATGATATTATTAGATAATAGCTCAGATATTATCCGACCCTTTTGGTTGGGCTTCACGTAGATCTTGGCCGACGCCTCCTTGATGCCCTTGTCATCAATTAGATATTGAATTAAATCGTCCCGGCTTAAATATGGCAAATTCATCCGAACGTCCTTGCCGCTCGACTCCCAAGCCGATTCGAACTGGTTTCGATGCTGCGCGAGTTTGCCGTTTACGTTCATCGCGGCGGTATCAGCCTCGACCATAACACCGCTTGTGACGGGTTCGCCGTCCTCATCAATCCACCCTGGTATCTGCACGCCCTGTATCCGAACGTTGACAGGATCGGGTATCTCGGCGTCTTTGCTCTTGCGCTGGATGAGCTGAATCACGTCGCCCGGCACCACTGATATCTCGACATCGAGCGCACCACGCCACGCGCTGGAGCCTCTTGCGCGGTGCTGCGCTTCCTCGCTTACGCCGGTATGGTGGACCAGTATCACAGTGCAGTCGAACTCTTTCATCAGCCCTGCGCAGGCGTCGAGCATGGTCTTTGCGTCTTGTGCGCTGTTCTCGTCTCCAGCCAGAAATCTGTGCAGCGTATCGACCACGATGACGCGCGGCGGGCTTTCCAGCAGCCGGATATGCTCGACCGCCTTGATGTATCCGCTTGGTGTATTCAAGTCACACCCGCCGTCGGATATCCACATGTCACCGATTCGGTCGACGCCGTGCAGGTGTTTCCAAGCCGCCAGGCGTGCCCGTAGGCCGACGTGCCCTTCGCCAGCGAGGTAGACAACGCCACCCTGCCGAACCTTCTTACCGAGCCACTCAGGCTGCCCTGATGCGATTCGCGCCACCCAATCGAGAACCTGAAACGTCTTGCCCGATCCGCTAGGCCCGTGGACCATGATCATAGCGTCAGCTTGAATCCAGCCCTTCACCAGCCATTTTATCGGCGCGGGCTGTTGGCTGAAGTCATCGGCATTGTGCAGCCAGCGGTCTTTCGTTTGATTGCGCAGCAGCTCCTCGGCGACTGCTGTTCCAAGCGCGACGCTAGCGGCTTTGTCCTCTTCCGGTTCGTATCGAGCCACCGAGCGCGCGATCTGCGCAATCTCACTCGCAGGAAGCGGCACGTCGCAGCGAGTCTCATTTGCGACATTTAGCGCGGCCAGAATCTCGGCCTCGGTCATGCCGTGGTAGCGCATCGACCCGGCAAGCGATGTCAGTCCGGCGTTTCGGTTTCCAGTAATCAACCCGCCGTCGACAGCCGCCGATCGCTTTCGCTCCGACATTGCGCCGACCCATCCAGTCGGAACAGGCATGACCGCGACGCCTTCCATCGGGTCGCTGGAGCCTTCCCACTCGTACTGCCTGCCGTTTATCTCTGACGGGTGTGCGATGAAGTATCGCCCGTCCGACAGGAAGTCGACGCCCTGGGCAAGCTTTGACGATCGCAGGCCTGGTTCCCAGAGCGCCAGCCGGTGTTCGCCACCGCCTGCCGTCAGCTGTACCGGCCCGTCGAGCGAATCGCCTACGCGCTCAAGCCAGTCGTCCCAGCCTTCGCGCCCGCCGTTTCGCGGGTCAATGTCGAACACAACGATGCCGCTGATCTCACCGGCAGCGATCGCGACGTTGTAGTCCGGGTTCTCCCGCCACCAGCGTTCTATTTGTTTTGTGTCCGTCGTCGCATCGTGAACGCCATGTTGTGTCGCTGGCAGTTTGCTGTTTGGCAGCACTGGCAGAACATGCCAGCCGACTGACGCATACCAAAGCGCGGCGTCAAGCCTGCTGATCGTCATCTGCATCTGCCTTCAACTCACCCTTGGTTTTGACTTCGAGTTCGTACTGCCTCGCCATCGGCGGCTTCTCACCCCACCGACTGATCACGTGCGGCCAAACATCAAGCGCGGATGCCAGCGCTTTAATGCTGCCGTACCAGGCG